GTTAATGTATAGACGGCCTAGATTGTATCTCTTGGCTACGTCTGCTACTAATCTGATAAGAGTTTCCAGAGTGTCATCAGCTACTGGGTAATCACCGCCAAGCGATGAGTTGACGGTCTCGATGCCGATGGTGTTCTGGTTCCCCCACCAGTTTGAGCAGTGGTAGGCTGTGTCGTTTTCGTCTACGTACTGGTGCACCTCGTTGCCGCCTACGCCATAGTGAGCTGATCCATAGCGACCAGGCTGTGAAAATACGTTGCCGATCACATTGATGTTTGTAGTGACTGCGTGATGGATGACAATGCCATTTATGCCATAGCCACCTCTACCACGTGTAAAGTTGTCAGTATGAGCTCCCCACCATCTCGTAACTAGAGGACTGCCAGCCATTATGCCTCCTCCCCTGGTTTTAGACCGGAGCCCATAAAAAGAAGCTCTCCGTCCACGAATTCTTCTGTTTGTTTTTTGAGCTTACGCTCAGAGATTATGCGTATGCCAGACATATATTGTCCTACACATCGCCATTGTCTCTATTATACCATATTTCTAGTCTTTTAGGTAACGGAATATCACGTGCCACGTCAGCGTTGTTTGAGGCCTACCAGACGAAGGGACTTGGAGCCTAAACGAAGGAGTGCCACCACCTTCACTGTAATATAGACCATAGCTTTCCGACAAGTTGCCAGGATTTATACGTTGAAGTGGAATTGCACGCATCTTATTATCTGAGGTGGAAATATAATTTATTATACTGTCGACACGAATAACTGCAGTAACTGCAACATTGGTGTTTAGAAATACCTCGTTTGTAGATGGGATGTCTGAAGTGGCGATTGTTCTAGATAAAGTCTTCTCGTAGATAGTCTTTCCGTCAATCCATGTGCCCACAGCTTTTTCTGTGGTGCTGTAGGTCGAAAGATCAGGGTCTAACTTAGCAGCAGTGATGGCTTCATCCTGGATCATTGCAGTAGTAATTGAGTCGTTGATCATCGAGCCGGCCACTGGATAAATGTTGCTCTGCTCGTTATCTACAAGTTGGGTGGCCTGTCCTACGGATGGTCCTATATAGGTTACATCGTCAAGCACTCCAAGCATATAGTTATCAACCTCATTGACTGCAGCGACCAGGCTACTTTTATCTGTAGTAACAAGAGTAGTGAGATCGCCAATCTTGCCATAAGCTCCTCTAATACTAACTCCAGTCCCCACAGACACGTCTGGTGAAGCTCCGCCTTGGATATATAGGTTGCCGTCTGCATTAGCTTCGATTCTGGTCGTGTAGTCAGTAGCTCCACTAGCAGTGTTATGTAGATCTATATACCTGCCAATATCCATTACACCGTCAGCGTTGACCTTTGGCACGATACTATAGTTATTACCACTAGACTGCGTATTTGCGGCTGTTATCACTCCATTGTTTAGGTAGACAGGATTAATCGGGCCACCTACCGTTCCACTAAGCCCTGGATCTCCAGGATCGCCTTTGTCACCCTTATCGCCTTTCGGTATGCCGAAGTTGAATATCGCACTGGTGCTAGTGCCTGTGTTAGTAACAGTTGCGCTAGACCCTGCCGGTAGAGTAGAGGTAGTGCCTACAGCAATAGTTCCTGATGGGCCTTGTGGACCCTCAAACTGCGTACCTTCGCCATCTGGTGGGAATGCTGTGCCGGTCCAGACGTAAAGCTTACCATCAGCTTGAACGAAGTATGCCTCGCCAGCGTCATCAGGGCCTAAATCATTTGGAAGGTCTGCATAGGTTGCTACTGTACCGCTAATCTGTAAGCCTGCACCAGCGTCGCCCTTATCGCCCTTATCACCTTTAGGAATACCAAAGTTAAAGACCGCTGCGCTAGTAGTACCTGTATTAGTAACAGTCGCAGAAGCCCCGGCCGGCAATGTTGAAGTGGAGCCCACTGCAATAGTTGCAGCTTCTCCTGGTACGCCTTGCGGTCCTGGCTCGCCTGGTACACCCTGTGGACCTGGTTCTCCTGGTACGCCTTGCGGTCCTTGAACTCCGCCAATTCCAGATACTACAACGTGTTGTTGCTTCTGGGTGACTTTTACAATGTTTTTGAGTGATTTTCTCTGCATATAACCTCCTAAGCTGTCCTCTTATACATATAGCAAGTGATGTATGGCTGCAACGCAGTGACGTTGTCAGTTCTACCGTAAAGCCTCACACCAGTATATCCAAGATCTGTAGAGTAGAGGCCGTCTGTATTGTGCGTCCAGCTAAACACGCTGTTAGAAGTTCCGTCCATTTTCCATAGGCTATTAACATTAGTTGCGCCACCCCCAGCGAATGCTCTATCTGAGTAGTTTCTAAACGCAGCCGCACCGTTATTGCTAAGTGGGTGGTGGTGGATTTTCGAGCCGCCAGTCTTTTCTGACGTGTCGAACTCTGTCTGCGCAGTGTCTACGCCTACTGGGACTCTACCGGAGCCCCAAGCTACCCACGTACCGCCCAAAGCAGCTTCAACTTGAGCCGCTGTCGACATCGTTGCAGACATATAGATCGATCCTACTGGATAGATCCTATTAACTACGTCTAGCGCCAGGCTGCTGGCCGTGACCGAATCATCCGCCAACTTGGCACTAGTGACTGCATTATCTCTGAGATTTGGTGTACCGACAGTAGAAAGAGCGATCTTTGATCCAGTTACGGTTGCGGCATCGTTAGCTGCACCGTTAATGATGCCATCTGTGAGCTGCGCACCATCTTGGACAGTCGCAGTAGTGGTCCCATCTTTATCGGTGATCGTGATTGTCGTAGTATCGCCAACTTTTGATACATTTGCTACTGGGCTAAAACCGGTTGGCCCTGCCGGCCCTTCTGGGCCTTCAAATTGCGAGCCCTGACCTTCAGCCGGGAAGCGAGTACCAGTCCAGACGTAAAGCTTGCCATCGTCCTGGTTGAACCAAGCCTTACCAGCATCTTCTGGTCCTAGATCGTCTGGAAGCTCACTGTAGGTGTCTACAGAGCCGTTTATCGCAAGACCTGCACCTGGATCGCCTTTTGGGCCAGTAAGGCCTCTAAGGCCGCCTGCAGCGCTCACAGTGACGTGCTGTAGCTTCTGCGATACGTTTACTATAGCTACATTCTCATCCATAGGCTAGACCCTCAGTGTGGCCACATCCATGATCGAGATATTGCCAGTTACGAGTGTCGATTCTGACTCTGGTTCCTGGACGGACACAAGCTTAATGTCATAGAAATAATCACCGAAGTCGATGTCGGTTTGAGTAGCAGAGAGTGTAAGTTCGAGCTTATTGTCTTCCGTAACGTCTACATCTGTGCCTACTGTCCAGCTCGTCTTGATAAGAGCTGAGGAATCGTCTTGGTCATTATCTGGCTTAATCTTGACCGTGAAATACAAGGTGTCGCCACTGTTGAATTGATAATCGCACACATCAAGAATAATGACTGATGTGTTTTTGCGGTAGAATTTTAGTTGATTTTGCATGAGGCTTATTCCTCCTCTTTGTCTTCTTTGCCTTCTAGGCCAGCCAAGAATTGGTCAGCTTTCTTGTCGATCTTTGCATGGGTCTCTTCGGAAACATCAGACTTCTCTGCAAGCATTTTTTCAGTAACACGCATAGCGCCTTTAGCGGAAGCCATGATGTCTACTAGCTGATCTTTTTCCTTGTCAGATAGCATTTCTGACGAAAGTAGTCTATAACCAGTCTCCTGGATCTCACCAAGATTCTCTGCTAATTCTTTGATGCCATGCACGCATTCTAGCTTCTTTTCTTCTTCTGGACCTTTTCCAAAGCCTTTTTTGTCCCCCTTTAAGATTTCGATTTCCACGGTAATTACCTACCGCATCGCCATTACAGATATTATACCACACAATGTGGCATAGAAAAAGGGCTAGAACTAAGTCTAGCCCCTAAATGTGAGGAGGTTAGCCGAAGTCTGCATAAAACTTGCCAGCTTCAGCATGAGACACACACGCTTTTATTACTGCTATGCCTGTATCTGTATCACCATCGTAATTGATTACATAATCTGAGCCATCCCCACTAAGATGCACGTCCTTGTAACCTTTGATGTTAGACCATAGAGCATTCAAGTCCGTGCTTACCCCCACATACACCCTAAGGTGTAGTGTTCGAGACATTGGATCACCTCCTTTCAAGGGATCATACAGAAGCTATGCTCGGTTATACCTTCGATAGCATCCATAATCTGTGCCACTGTTCTCGTTTCTTCTGACCATGAGGCCCTGTCATCCGGTGTATATACAGCCTCAAGTTCAAGTCCACTATGGCATACTTCTACGCCATGGATTCTTTTGAGCACCTCTATGGTCTCCACGATTTGCTCTTGAGAATCACAGAATGCGGTTCCAACAAATTGCTTCATAAGACCACCTCCTTCTGAAGGAACTCCACACTATAAGTAAATTATAACACCACTTCCATTTTTGGACAAAATGTGCTATAATAGAGCTAACTAAACAAGGACTTTTGGCGATGTACAAAAAAGGTAACTCAAGCTCTGCGGCCAGCGGAATAATTCTTCTTGCACTAATTATTCTCGCCATCTGGTTCTTCTTCCTAAGAACTGATTACAAAGACGTGTGGTGGAAAGACACAGAATACCAGCGTGTTGTATATTGTGGACCAATCGGAGATTCGGACTGCCAAAATGGCAACTCCTATACCCTACCAGTGACCCATCTCGAACGCAATGGCGATACCCACTGGTTTGTCATCAAGTTTGACAATGGTGGCTCTGTTAAGGCCTATGGTAACTGTATGAAAGACGAGAGCAACCTCTACCCTGGTGTAGAAAGATATTGCTATGCTACGACTACAAATAGTGAGAATGGTAGGCTCTACACATATTTGATCACTAAATAAAAAGAAGCCCCTTTCGGGGCCTCTTTTTATGCTACGCACTATTCGTTTTCATCGTTTACGTATGCATTCTGATACTGTTGGATGATTCTCCTAGCTTGCTGTAGCTTGTAGTTCCTAACGGCTTCGCTATCGAATGGCTGTGGGACATAAGCCGATCCGATCTGTTTAGCTTCATCCTCTTTGATGTTTGCGCCAGATAGCATATAGCCAATCTGCATCGCTAAGCTGTCCGCAGTGGACGAGTATCTATTGCCGTTGAGATTTACTAGGTTAAGCAGTGGAATATCTCTGACTGTGTACGCATAACCTGGGTCCATATTCTCTAGTTCGTTGAGTGCAAGAGAGGCTGCATTCGCCTGTTGCTGTGTCTTAGACAGCTTCTGAGCAGCTTTGCTGGTAGTATCTGCTGCCTGCGTCTTATAGATGTCGTATGCGTCCTTGTAGAGGTCTGCAAGCTGTGAGTATGCCTTCATGTCGCCAGCGGCCAAGGCATTATTCATAGCGCCAGAGATAGTGTTCATTTGTGATAGCAGCTGGCTGGCTGTGTCGCTCTGAGCTGTTCCATAACCACCGAGCTGCGACATATCTTGTTGGTAGCGAGTGTCGATGTCGGCCATAGTGTTGGTTAGTTGGTCTTCTAGATTCTTAAACTCACGATTCCTAGCATTGTCACTAGCATTGCTTCTAGCCTCGTTCATGCCTATCTCAAGGCCAAGAAGATTGTAGACATTCTGTAGGTCTGGGCTGATCTGAGTAGTTGGGATTGGGGTAGTATTTCTATTGACGGTTGTGCCGCCATTACCGATCTTATCGGCCAAGCTATTTACTACACCGCCAGCCTTAGCTAGCCCTGCGTTTACAGCTTTTCCAGTTACCACATTCCCTATTTTCTTTAACACGCCACCACCGCTCTGGCCAAGGTTTTGGGCTGCGCCATTCTCGGCTTGGCTAGTGAGCCTATCGATTTTAGCTACGTCTACGAAGTCTTTCTTGAATCTTCTAAATGCTTCAATGGTTCTAGGTTGTGCGTCTAGTGAATCAGCTGCTGTATTATACGCATTAGCTATATCATTGTTCCCATTTGTAGATGCCTGGTTAGCCCTGCCTCGCATTTCAGATATGGTTACATCGAACATATCATTCACGTTACTCTTAGGTATCGCCTTATAAGACAGGTCGTCTAGGTTGTTGGCTATTTCTGTGTATATCTTTGCCATCGCAGCATCTTTTGGTGTTGGATCAGTGATCCCCTTGCCCCTAAAGCTAGCTGCTTGTGACTTCAAACGATTAGAGATCGTGATTACATCGGAGTTATTATTGCCAACAGTCCTCTGAAGAGTTTGGACAGTCTTTTTGACATCTAAGATATTATCGTCAGCGTACTTGTTTACTATGTTAGCTACGTCCTTTTCTACCTGGCTGGTGTCCACTCTAAATGGCTTGCCGTCTTCAGAGGCAGATAGTGCTATTCTCTGGACGGAGTCCATTAGCGAATCTTCTCCGCCAGTGAGCTCTCTTGCTAAATCTGCTTGCGTTTTTAGACTAGTAAGGCCAGTTTTCTTGCGGACGTTCTCGATAGCCTTACCTGTGCTTTCTATGCCTAAGTCACGAGCTGCAGCACGAGTAACGTTAGCCTGAGCGCCTTCGAGCGTGTCGCCGAATCTAGAGATAGAATCTGCTACCATCCCCTTGCGGGTCCTGTTACCGAGCTTCGATTCACCGTACATTAAGTCGGTTGGCTCAACAATTTCTGCTTCTTCAGCTATTACATTGTATGGCTTCTGCTCTTCTACCTGTGCAATAGGAGTCTTCTCTTCTGGAGTGTACATTAGCTTCTGCCTTGCATTGGCCACTCTATCTGTCACGCCAAGTCTATCAGTGATCGCTGTGCCAACTTTTCTAGCACCGCTAGTAAGTCCGCCAGCAATACCACCTGTGAGCGCACCAGAGCCTGCTCCTTGCAACGCTCCGCCCAAAACGTCTCCACCTTCAAGTCCAGCGCCTAAGCCACCACCAACAGCGCCTCCGACAGCGCCACCAATGGCACCACGGCCAATAGCCGAAGTGGCTACCCGGTTATTTAGTAGCTTAGAGCCAATGCCAGATGTAGCATTACCGATCTTATTACCAACACCAGCCGTGACAGCGCCTGTGAGAGCTCCTACACCAGCATTCTTAGCTGCTTGGCCCCAGTCTAGGTCTGTGTTGACTGCGCTCTTAACTTTGCCACCACTTAGATCGGATTGTAGATCCACGAGTGTGCCGTTTGAGTTCTCTAGAGCGTCCGCAAAGCCCTCTGCTGCGCCACCAATGGCACCGCCAACAGGGGTAAGACCAACACCCATAACATTCGCTGCGTTTCTGAGAGTTCTAATTGCATCTGCACCGTATTGGCTCTGAGTTGTATTGTTGACCTTTTGAACGGCTGCATTATTCTTAAAGTTGTCAGAGATGTTCTTGACAGTCTCAGATGTCTTGTTTGAGATATCCTGCATCTCATTCCACATATCATCTGGGCCATCGCCACGATCCATAGCCTCTGCTCTGTCTTTGTAGCCGTATTTCTGAGCGATCTTATCTAGCTCTTCGTTGCCTTTAGCCTGGGCCGCTTTATTAGCAGCGTCAGTGTATTTCTGCATAAATGGCGAGGCGAGCGCAGAAACCGTAGTAAACAGGGTGTTCCCAGTTGACTTAATATCTCTAGTAAGGTTTGACAATAGCCCAGCTAAGCCAGTTGGTTTCTCCTGGTATTTATTGTCGATTTCTTCTTTTTGACGAGCGTAGTCGTCCATGGCGTTTTTTTGTTCTTGCTGCCTGCGCCATTTGTTATAAGCGCCAGTGTCAATGTAAGCCATTAAGCTCTCCTTCCCCAGCCGTCAGTGCTAATTCCTAACGTGCCGAATGCTGATCTCTCTTCATCTGTTAGCTCTCTTCTAGCGTTATTCAATCCAGCTAAAGCTCTGCTTGCGTTGAAGTCTCCGCCTTGGGCCATACGCTGCAAGATACTATTCAAGTTCTCACCAGTAAGGTCTGCGTACTTCTGGGCTGAAATAAGATTGCCATTTGCGTCATGGAAGTAATAACCACCTGCGTCTGAATATCCGTATTCTGCACCACGGCCCCATGTAGGGGTCTTTGCAGCCGAAGAGCTTGCAGCATAGCGAGCGAGAGCGTTCTGTTCACGCTGCAGCCTGAGCTGCTCTTGTCTTGCGGCCTCTTGGCGTTCACGCTCTTGTTCGTCGTAGTATCTCTGCAAGCCGAGCCTTGCGTCATTATCAAGTAGCGATGCGAGTTGGCTCTCTAGAGATAGACGATTCGAGCTGGCTTGGCTCTCTGCGCTATCTAATGACTGGTTACGGTTAGTATTAAGACTCGCCTGGGCTGGAACAAATGTTTGTTCGTAGTATTTCTTGTTAGCGATGTTAGCCGCACCGCCAAAAGATCCACCAGAGTTTCCAGCGTGCATAGAAGCTGCAGACGCAGCCTGATTCTTTTGGTTATTTAATTGATTTTGCTGGAGGTCGTAGTTTTCGTTGATCCTGTTCTTAGTGTTATTAAGATTGCCTTCAATAGCATTGATCTGATTCTGCAATGCATTTCTAGCGTTTTCGGAACTTCTACTTATCTCAGCAGTGTATTCTTCAACAGATTTGACCACGTAGATTTACCTACGCATCGCCATTACATACATTATAACACATTCCAAGGTTTATGGTAATTTGAAACCTGAAATATAGAACGTAAAAGTGTTGTCAGAAGTAGTGGCACTTGGTTTAGGCGAGTCTAACCCCTGGTTTCTTACATAAACTTCACACCTTACCTTGCCGCCCCCAATACACCTCGCCCATGCTGAGAAATACGCGTCACCTTCGTATTGGTTCAGGCCTTGTCCCAATGATGGGCAGATGATATTATTTCTGCTAGATTTTATGCCAGCACGTATCATTAAGCCATCGCCAATGTCTAGATCAGTATACAAGTGCGCAGTTGGGGATGTCTGCGTTCCTGCAGGCACACGCACTTCCCCAACCTTTTGTGTGATTTGTGCCGGCATTGGTGAATCAGAGTTCATTATAAATCTTGCACTGTCCATTCTAGCCATTTAAGCCTCCATTCCATTCCCATAGATTCTATAATGTATCTTGATTAGTTTTCCGTAATCGCTGGTAACATCACCATCAACTTTTGCATATAAGTTGTTCTCGTCTATTTGTACGTAAGAGGTGAACTGCTTAGCTGTATCTGTAGATGTGGTGCAACCACCATCCCAGATAATTCCAGAATCATATTCTTGCCATGTTGCTACTTGTGGAATAAAGCCTAGCGCATGATTATAGACGACCACACGATCACCTTTTACTACATCCCACACCCCTGCCTTCACAAGTTTGGAATAGTCTAGGTCGGAGTCTATATGATAAACGTTATCTTGAGCACCAGTGTTAATAATATCGACTATTCCTGATCCATCACTTGGCGGATACCCCCAAAGCTTAAACTTGATTGTAACTGGGTCAGTGCGTGCATAAAGCGCTACTCTTACCTCTGTGGAGTCAGCCTCGGCCCAGCTCCAGAATCCTGAATGCTCAGGCCCAAATGCCTCCCATGTGGTTCCATCGTCCGTAGACAATATGCCAAAGACGAGTGGCGTATACGGCAAGTGATGTGCAATGTGTGCATATTGTTCACCACCGTCTGGAGTGTCAGTCAGTGTGCCTTCTGTATACCATACGATAAAATCCATCGGGTAATCTGACGACACGGAAAATTTTCTCGGATCTTGTAACATCTTAATTAACCTCTTCAAGCACATTAAAACCTGCCTTTGTCACCCATATTCCTGGCCTGCCGTCTCTAGGCGCTTGTCCTATCAATATTCTTGGAGTGCCAGCTGAATCATAAAAAACCTCGCCATATCTTCCGTTAGGAAGACGGCCACTCTGCATAGCGTTCTTGCCACCACCAGCGCTGATAGTCTTAGAGTTCGTCTCCGCATCTAGTTGGCGGAAGTTATCGTTCACTTGGCGCACAATAGATGGTAGCTTTGCTTTAGAGCTAAGTGGGCTAAATCTATTTGGCATTATACCTCCTTTACCTTATTCTTTGCGTTTGAACGGTCACCGTGTGGCTTCTAAAGACCACAGGCTCGAATGCTGCAATGTGTTGGTACCTCAGCTGTACACGGTAGAACTCGCCATTGACCTGAGGAATGGTCGATAGCACGGTTGGAGTAGTAGGCACACCGTAGTTGCTCGGTTCGTCCCAGACATAGCTCTCTGATACTGCTGTATTATTGAGTAAATCTACAGAGAATGCGTATTGTACGTTGTCTGTATAGTCTAGAGCGTAACCACAGGCCACAGTATAAGGATTTGGTGTAGTAGCGAACTCTGGGCGCCATTTAGGAATGCGTTTGAGCTGAGAAGTAGTGCCGAAGTGCTCGTAGGCAGTCTCAAGGTTGAATGCGATGGCTTGGCCCATGTCTGCGTAGTTGATACTATTGTCTTCAGTCTGCATGATCAACCCTACCTTGGAATGACCGCATAGGAAGCGACCAGAGGCGTTCTGACGGGCGGAAGTGGCGGAAACGTATGTATTGCTGTCGAAGCTCTCCCACTTGCCTAGATTGATGTTATACACTAAACAATGGTCATTCGGGCCATCGGCTGTTGATGGGTAGTAGACGTAGAGCCTGTTATTGAATAGATCAAGAGTAACCTTCTCTTTGTTAGGGATAGCGTCATATACATTTTGGATGGTGTCTTGGGTGATTGAGTCTTCATCCATACCATTGAATCGATAAATTCCGGTGTCATTGGCAAAGTATGCGTAGTTGAGGTCACAGACTAGGCTTTCCTGGCTAAATGTGCCATTTTGAGCCGTGCTTTGGCTTTGTGTCCACTGATCAGCTGTTTGTGCATACATCTGATACTTATTGCGCCTAGTTAAGAAGTAGTAGACCCCACCAAGATTAAACATAGCTGTTAGTGGGTCGCCAGTCTGGATTGCTGGGAAGTTTTGATAGAAGTCTCTGTTGAATGCGTCATAGGTGCCGATTGCTTCAGCATTGTTGCCAGTTGTCTCGACAGTCCAGTTTGATCCAGACTTAGAGTTGATTTTACCGATGGTCGAGCCACTATACACTAGATCGCCGACACTAGCGTTGGCCACTGTCTTAGAGGTTAAGGCCGTGACTGTTGACGTAGCGACGGTTGTAGTTTGTCCAATAGATTGCGGTAAAGAAGTAGTCGTAGAATAGATTACCGGGTCGGCGTAGGCATAGTTGTATGGGTAAGTCCAAACAGCCTGCGTGTCGGTCTCTGCGTCAAGATAGATGATGTTGTCAGACATACCATCCATGATATCCCTAACCTTAATGTTGAGATCCGTGCCAGTTTCTAGGTCGGTAGTGGTAATAGCTGTGTCAGACCATGAGTCCGCTGGATCAAGCAAGCGTGGGCCTTCTTTACCGTCAGCGTAACGAATCTGATTCATATCTTGGTTGAATCTAACGTTTGTAACACCTGCTGGAAGCGTCCTGATAAGCGTTGTAGTGCCGTCTGAGGCCATTCTGTATAGTTTATTGCCCTGGGTGAATAAAACTGTCTTAACGCCCTCTATATTGGCTTCAAAGACGTTAGAGATACCACCCTCGTCGCAAGTGTTTACCTGCACGGATAGAACGCTGTCAGAGTCAGTCAATACTACATAGCCAGAGTCTCTACTATCTTGCGTGCCTACCTTGATCGTGTACGTTCCAGCGGTAAGCTTTGGCACGTCCATGAAAATGGCCTCATAAGACGTATAGCTAGTTATAGTGCTAGGATCTATGCAGCTTTCTGATACTAGATTGTCTTCTGAGTCATAAATACCAATGCAAGGCACTGCGTAAACTCCTGGAGTGGTATTGTGTATCTGGATCGAGATAGAATATACGATAGAATCAGCCGCTAATACTAATTCGTATGGCATAGCTTCTGCAATGGGCGTATTATTGGCTCCACTTGCCATGCTTGTCTCTAGCACAGAATAGCCGATAGGCTGCATAAGTGGCTTATACCCTACACGTGTCTTATACTCGCCAATACGATCGAATCTAGCGTTCTCAGCAAGCCTGAGTTGGCTGTTTTTCATGGTGTCGTTTGGCTGATATGTAGCGATACCATCTGCAAAGTTGGTAGTATTTGGCGATGACTTGCCTGTCTTTACGTCTGGGATTGTCTTGATGCTTGTGAATCTTGACTTTACCATGGCTCTATACCTCGTTAATTCTGATATTTACTGGTGGCAATGCTCTATTGCCTAGGTCTAGGTTTCTTGGGCCATATCTCATAGCCATATTGGTGATAAGCTCGGCTTTGTGGTTGTCAAAGATCTGTGCGAAGTCATAGTTGCCACGGCGGCGTTCAGCTCTTACCAGAGCGCCTAAGACTAGAATTTCCCCATATTCTGCTGGAATTAGTGGCACATCGGTTGAATTAACCAGTTTAACTGGCTTTGCTTCGTAATATAGCTTGATCGTGTAGAATTCATCAGGTACAACATCGTCACCATCACATTCATACTCTTTTGGTAGATAGAAGTGGATCGTATTGCCAATCTGAGTATAGCGGTAGACCTTTTGACCTTCATAAGCTGCAAAATACTTATCTGGTGCGAGGTATTTGAGCGGCATTTTCATCTTGTCACGTTCTACAACAATGCGAATAGCCGATTGAAAATCTTTTGGCACCTGCATCTCGCCAGAGTCGATTGTCTCGTATTTGTATGTCTTTTCAAAGAAGCTATAAGGAACTTCCCCGAATGTTTCAAAGTAGGTTTGGTTGATGTAGCGAATAATCCTACTGTCGTCATAGGATTCATCCTGAAGCTCATCTTTTACCTCTGAAACTAGCGTTCCTAAGTTATAATCAGCGTCCATTTAGTACCAGACGCATCGCCATTACTCATATTATACCACAAAAAGACCCCCTTGTTGATACTTAGGGGCCTTTTTGGTAATTTCTAGGCAGAGTCTAAAGACTAGCCAGAAATGGTGCTGGAGGTAATAGAAGCAACAGCTTTCTTCTTACCATTAAGCACGAAGCTGTCATAGATGAAGCGGCCAGTAAGGACGGAGCCATCTACGAGCTCAGAATCGGTGATGATGCGAGTCTTCATGATCTGCTTTGCACCGAGAAGAGCATCTTTGTGCCAGATAACACACTTGGTGTTTGCTGGGAAGTAGCTCTGTGGGGTAACGATGATGTTTACACCGTCGAGCTCACCAACGAAGCCACGAGGTAGAAGCTTGTCATTGTAAGCGTTTGCGTTGACGGTAGAAACAATTTTGCTCTTGATAGCAACATACATCTGTGGGGTAACAAATGCGAAACGGTTGCTGGTTGGAGCCTTAGCCTCATCGAGGTAAGCGTTAGCCTTCATGAAGTCTTCGTAGACATTGTCGCCAGCGGAGACAGCCTGAGATACTGCAGTAGCACCAGCAGCACCAGCAGCGATACGGTTAGCATCGATTTCTGGAATAACCTGCTCGTCCATCTCTGCACGTAGAACTTCGCCAGCTTTCTTAGCGAGAGCTTGCTGTTCATAGTTACCACGGTCAATGGTGAGCTTGAAGCACTTATCATTGTTGAGGGTGTATGGGGTAACTACATCCTGGATCTCGTTGTTACCACCGAAGCGGTCACCAGTCTCAGAGCGGTTGTAGTTAGAAGTTGCAACAGTAGTTACAGTGTATACGTTGATAGTTTTGACACCATCGAAGTCGTAGTTCTGGTTCACAGCACGATCAGTGTAGGAACCTTTAGCAAACAATTGATCAAGTTTGCCAGAATACTTAGAAGCCAAATTAACGGTCATAAGTTTTCTCCTTAGTTAATTATTAGAAATTGATAGTCTTTAGATTCCAAGTCCGTCCAAGAATGGATCGGCCTTTTCATCTGGATTGCCGAACTGCATCGAATTGGTAGAACCCTGTTGGGTTGATTTCGCAGCTTGGCGAGCAGACATTTCTTTCTTAACTTCGGCTCTCAATTCATCGGTGATAGCTTGGCGCTTGTCTTCATTCGCTACAGCGTTGCCGCCTACGAAATTGTAGACATCATCAAGAGAGATCAAGCCGTTGGCGTATAGATAACCTCTAACGATAGGGTTACCGTTTGCGTCAAGGATTGTTTTGCCGTCTTTAACGATAGGCTGGGCGAACCAGTCCATCATTCTTTGCTCCGTCTCCGGAGATAGCTTTCTATCGCTCTTCCAGCGCTCTACTTCCATCTGGGTTTTCAATGCTTTAACCTCAGATAAGGCCTGCATATCTGGTGTAATTTGTGCTGGTTGGGCGTTTGCTAACTCCCTTTCGAGTTTGGCTTTCTCTTGTGACTTCTGATAAAAGCCTTTCTCGACATTCTGGTACATCTCTGCGATTTTCCTTACAGCTTGAGGGTCGCTAGGATCTACTCCTTTTTTCGCCAGAAACTCATCTATCGCATCGCCAGTTTGTGTTTCTTCTTTCTTTTCGTCAGTAGAAACCTCTGTTGATTCGCTAGACTGTTCCTCGCTAGTCGAGTGTTCTTCATTGGTTACCTCTACTGCTGGGCTGCCACTATCTTCGCTTTTCTCCTCATCTTGATCGGTGATGTCGGAGGGCTCAAATAGATCTTCCTCATTTACAGTTTGTTCGTCCATAGAACTCCTTTATTGTTAATGAAATGTTGCTACGGAACCTCTTGGTCCCGTCAGCCCAGCTTATCCACATTTGGCGATGCGACGTGGGCCTTCCCACGATTCTAAGTTGTTAAACATAACTTTGATAAGCTGGCTTGACGGCTGCTATTAGAGTTCTAAGCTTCGGACTGTTCTTTAACCTCCTTCTTTCTCTCTTTAACTTCCAAACTGATGGTGTCGATATAGTCTAAAATCTCTTTGATTCCTGCTGCTTGGTTCACCTGCGCAGAGATTTGCTCGTTAGGATTGGCTAGCTTGAGATACATAGTTTGAGCCACGTCTAGGTGATTACTATGTATCTCTTTGATAGCCTCTAGGAATTTCTTGCCTTCCTCAGACTCAAACCAGAGGTTGATATGTAATTTGTCCTCAAAGTCTAGTCTATTGTCCTCCATAAGCCTCCTCTAAGCTTGGTGTTTCCATTTCAGCGGCCATTTGCTGTACTGTTGGGTCTGTATAGGTATCTCTTACCGTTTCTTCAACTACCGGGGCTTGTGGGGCGTTCTGTGCGGTCATAGGGTTAATAATCTGCTTCAGTTCTTCCTTGTCTAGGTCTGGTAATGCCTTTGGTAGGATGTATTCCTTGATTGCCTGTAGATTATTGGATGGATCAGCAATAAGCATTTGATAAGCCTGCAAGTACATTTCACGTTTCTCTGCGTCTTCTAGCTTCTTCATGACGTCCAGGGTGACCATTGGGGTGTATTCGCCCAAGAAGTCGTTCATATTGACTTCGGTAAAGTCTACGCCGGAGTCGGTAACCGTGCGGATATATAGAGTATCGTTTGCGTAAAGCTGGAGTAACTTGAATACGATCTCTGCTTCCTGGAAGAAGAAGCCATCTGCTAAGTTCTGAGCCTTGTCCTCAATACGTAGGTCAGACTGGCCAAGCATAGCTTTGATCTCAGTTGCAGTGGTGCTATCTGTTGCAGATACGCCCTTGCTGATCTGGGATACAGAGGAAACCTCACGGATCTCGTCTTTAATGTTCATGCGCTCAGTGAATAGAGCGGTTGGGATTGCTGGTGGGTTATTCCAGGTCATAGCACCGGCAGGGAGTGGATAAACTTTGCCTGGAGCTTGGCCTAGCTTGTCGATATATGGTGCGTACTTAGGATCTACCTGTTTCTCTGGGTAGACGGCCATAAGCTGTGCTTCAACGTAGATTTCAGTTATCGTATTGAGTAGCTCTTGCTGATCTGCAATAATATCAACATCAGAGTCGCCATAAGGCAAGCTAATGTCTTCGTAATCAAAGCCATGTGCGAAAGGTAATAGCCCAGCGCTGAGCTCATCGAACTCTTCTGGGAACTCTCCAGGATCAGGCTCACCCATGGCAATAGCTTCGAGCCTCTTCAACTCCCATTCTTTCTCACGAATATTGAACTTGGATTTCTCCATTGCATAGTGAGGGTTCTCTTTTTCCTCGATGATCGTATTGCGGTTAGCAATTACGACTACCTCTTTTCTAGTCCAGATCTCGATAAGTTCTACTGAATTCTTATTGTGTGGGGCGATAGAGCCGATAGTCTCTTCCTTTTTGGCCTTGTCGGTTTCATTCTCGTCATTTCCAGCCTGTCCGATCTTGTCTAGGTTTTTATAGCGTGGAACGTACTTTTCTTTCTCAAAGTCGTATTTCTTCTCTTTTTTGAGGTCGTAGAGGTTAGCAAAATATCTACGGCCAACATAATGCCAGTTATCTCTGTCTCTAGAGTTAGGGTCAATGATCATATCACGGATAGGGACGATCTCTTTGTGCACATATCCGCCGTTCTTGTCTTCAATCCAGCAATAATATGCACAGAAGTTGCCAGTGATAATACCCTGGCGGCCATTGATCTTGTCTTTGCGATTCCAGTTATCTCTACGTGCAAAGTCTTGGTAGAGTTCGTTCAAAACGGCTGTGTTAGCGTTCTGTTCCTTGTTGTTAGGTAGGTAGGTTACGGTTGGAGTGCGGTTGAATAGCGCAGCAACAACAGTATTCACCATGGAATTGACCATAGGGACGAATGCTTCCACCTTGCCTGGGTGGGTTACCTTAGTCTTACGGTTGTGGTATAGCTTCCAGTTGCGCTCCCAGCGCTGGTGGTAGTTATTCTCGGCGTAAGTCCAAGAATCTTCAAAGTATTTAAGATATTTCTGGAGCTTTGCGTTTCCAGATTGCGATTTCGTAGATGTATTATTTGCGTTTGTCAAGGTTAAGCCAAACGCATCGCCAATTACATACATTATATCACATTCCTATTTAATATCCAAATTCTTTTGGTACAAATGGCTCAAATCTTAGGTTGACCTCCACCTCAGACTGGCTTTGATAATCTTTTACGGCCATCACTGCATACTGGAATGCGTCTGCGCCGTGTGAGTTCTCGTCATGCTTAGGGTGTTGACTCCATATCTTGTTCTTAACTGAATAGTCGTAGCGGTAGCCAGAAAGCCTCTGCAAGCCTAATTCACAGCCCTCAGAGTCAAAATAGAACGTAGAGAACATCCCTCTAGCCATATCAATCCCACGATAGCCCTGGTTGCGTGGTAGTACCTTGAATCTAAACTCTGGCAACATCTTCTGCAAGTCTTCAAGCAAGGTGGTGGCCTCTACCTGATCAATAGACCCTGCACGGTTAGACCTAGCCTCTGCGTCATGCGGCAGGTAGATTTCTCCATATCGATAGCCCAAGTCCTTTAGATCCATGAAATAATTAGCAATCGGACGGCCAAAGTCCTCAATATACTTGATAAAATGCACCGAGCCTTCGACTATCTGGTATAGCCAGATTGCAGTGCTATCAGACACACCAAGGTCAAATGCTGCATAGACTTCATGATCGCTGCGGTATGGATACTTGCCAATGCGGCCTTGATTGCGTGCTTCTGCCAGTTGTTTGGAGAAGATGCCACCATTTGCCTCTGTTAATGGCTCACCAAGCCACACGTGCCTGTACATTTCTGGATCTAGGACCTTGAAACGGTCACGCTCCTCTATGACTTCCTTCGGCAAATAGCTCTCAATGTCTGTAGAGTTGATGTGCTGGATAAACGTACGGCCATCATCAAAAGGCTTAGAGTCTGGTAGGTTATCTTGGCCAATAAGAGGCTCTACAATGCGTTTCCTGTAAGGATCATGCACAGATAAGCGGTTAGCGCTAAAGATGATCATAGAGCGCTCTTTACGTATTGTAGGGATAAGCACATCTAACATTTCTGCCGATACGGTCTGCGCCTCTTCAATCCATACAATGTCTACATCTTCAAGGCCCTTGATACGCTGTGCGTCAATAGCACCCTTATTCTCGCTAGTTCTGAGGCCTTTGAAGAAAATCTCCGATCCGTTGGCATATCTTAGTTTCTTGTCTTGAATAGTCCAACCCGGAAGGTTTTTTTCGTGGATCACCGCCACTAGAGCTTGCTTGACTGATTCTGTGGTGGTGTTTTCGTACTCACGAGCTGGGCAGATACGCAGTCTGTCCTGCATAGCTACCAATACTAGCGCCTGAGCGATATTCTTAGTCTTACCACCTGCACGGCCTGATTCTTCCACTATATAGCGCCTATCTCTTGCGATGATGTGCCTTACGGCCTCTTCGTAGGCTTCTGGAAAGTTTACCTCTACTTCCATTTGTTTAACCTCCTCAAATCTTTTTCTTTCTTGTACGCATGACCTGATAAATGCCACTGGTTGCAGAATTTGCACTTATACACAGCCATGTCTATACAATGTTCTCGCACCTTCTTCTTATTCTCTCTGTTAGCCGCCCAGAATGTGGGGTATTCTTTCTTGCCAGACGGACAAGGCATTATTTCTCCTTTCCGAAATTGATAGTTATAGACTCTATCCCCCCAATATTTATCTCGTTCTTGTTCGGCATTTCGCCTTTTGTGTCTCTGATGAACTCTGCGGCCTTTGTGCTCCCTGGCTTGTCTGTCTTAGCGAGTTTGTATTGGTTGATCATTATAGCCTGGTCATTTGTAAGTCTTGGATCGTTCTCGTCTGGTAATCCTCCGTATTCTTCAATAAGCTCACGGAATGTCTTTTTTGCACGTCTAACCTCGCCAGACTTCTTGCCTGCTTTTTTAGCTAGCTCTCTACGTTCACTCTCGGTTAGCTTGTTAAATGGTATCAGGTTTTGTTCGTTCGCCATTCTTTCCACCTTTCTTTAGTTTTATTGCTTCAATGCAATCGTCAATATTCATTCTTCACCTCCGAAAATAAGCTCAAAATCTTTTATTAATTCTTTTGCTTCATCAAATGTTTTGTCATCTTCTGCGGTTGGCTCTAAATATTTTCTATGACCAATCGTTACAATTTCTAGCTTGACCCCTTTATCTTTCAGACGTTTCCAAGCCTTGAGCTTTTCCACAGCTTTCTCGGCTTTTTCTTTGGTTTCAAAGTAGTTGCCGATGGCTTTCTGTTTATCTAATAGATGGTTAATAAAGGTTGGTTTGTGACATTGGAATATCTCTCCATCTACCTCAATATACCAATAATCACATTCTTTTGGTTCTTCGTAATCTTCCCAGTCTTCGTTAAGTTCGGCGAGAGAAGAGCAAATGTTGATTATTTCGTCATCTTTAGTTATGGCTAAGTCACCATTCACTCCAACTTTTAATTCGCACATTTCCCCTGTTTTCTTATTTTGCAATCTCATACATCTCTCTCCTCTCGGCTTCCCCTTTTTCTTGCCAGAACAGGTCGACCTCCTGTTCAATCATGATATCTTTTGGGCTCATTATTTTTCCTCCTTGACTACTACACCATCCTCCCAAGCTGAAAATGCAGCCATATCAGCTTCGATTCGTGATGCGTCATCATGTATATCTAGCACTCTATTCTGGGTGTACAGTCTTTGCAGATTATACTGTCTCTCATAGAACAGCTTTTCCCACTTATCTACCTTTTTAGAGGCTGTCTGTAGCTTCTTTTCTGCAATCTTAGTCTTTAGCTTCATTATTCTTTGCCCCATTTTCTCTCCTTTCTTTAATTTCGCCTCGATAGGCTTTTTTTGATATACTTTGCTGGTTGAGATCGTTATAGATAACAGTTACCTTGTTTGCAGCGTATCTGATATACATATCCGGCTTAGATCTGACGGATCGCTCGACATAGTCATAGTCCCAGGCTATGTTCAGGCTTTCGTCGAACTTGAACTGGCTGAAATAGTCTGTCCTGAATAGATAGCTCCATACATTATGGTTAACGTCTGGCCTATGGTACCAGTCCCCAATCTCGTTGCTGCTCAAAAATCTCCACTTGAATGCTATTAGATGCTCTCCATCTCCTAGCTCAGAGAAGATATTTTTTACATACTCATCTGTGATGTCGTCATCGCAGTCTAAGAAGGTGAAATACTCACCCTTAGCCTTTTCAATACCACGGTTACAAGTTGCAGCTCCGCCGGCGTTCTTCTGGGTGTAATACTCGAAACCATACTTCCTGCAGGCGCTTTTGATGTCTTTCTCGAACTCTAGCTCTTCTGTTGACCCATCGTTGATACAAATGACCTGCGTCTGGTCTAATCTGTTCTGCTCTTCTAGTTGTCCTCCTAACTTTTTTATTAACTTAAGCCCAAGCTCTAGCCTGTTGTAGATAGGAATTATAATCGAGATCATAGCTTGCCCTCCATGACTTCAATCCAGAGTGGGTCTACCTTTTCCGAATAGGTAAATCCGGTTGGTATATTGTTGAATATCTTGTCTATGTCTAGGTTAGATAGATCAAATTTCAAGAGGTAGCCGTTCTTGCCGTCCTTGATGATCTTCTTAGCTTGATCGAACTCGGTCGCAATAACCGGAATACCACTCGCCAAAGACTCATGCACACTGTAGCAATATGCCTCAGTATCGCTTAGCTGAACGCAATAGTCCGCTATATGCAGCAGGTACTTAGAGTAGAACTGTGGCTGGACCTGGATCATTTCTGGCACAGAGCGAACCGCTGCCCTAATTTCTGGTGTAGAGTTCTCCAATGTGGAGCAGACGAGCCAAATAAACCTTTTGCCAGCTCCCTCCATCTTTCTGGCCACTTGCACCATTCTGCCAAAGCCTTTTTCTTCGCTTGCTCTAGATAGCGTTAGCAAAATCAGAGGCTTTTCTTCGAGCTTTACCAGTGGGTTGGTGATTACTGTAGAATCATAGCCAAACCCGCTCTTGAGGCCCTTCTGTGCAGTCTCAGAGGCACTTATTATGCGGTCAAAGCGACGGTCTATGTTTAGATCAAACCTTTGCCAGCCGTTAATCTTTTTTAGTGCTTCAAAGTCTGAGTGGATAGTCTGGTATTTCCTTTTGGCCACGATGCGATCTAGAATAATAGCTCCGCCGTCATAGTTGGCAGAGATAAACACGTCACACTCATATTTGCGTTGGCCGTTGTCAATAATGACGTTGGCGAACTTAGCGAACTCTAGAAGCTGTATGTCGTCTGCTTCACTGAATACAAAGGTTATATCTCGATCTTCAAAGATTTTGGCTAGGTTAAGGCCCCAGGTCTCTATTCCTCCGATCTTATACAACAACTTTTGATAAATAATTACCTTAGGCCCGGACTTTTTCTTCTTCCCTAGGTAGTCCGCTCTAATGACTTGGACTTTGATACCATTTCTTTTGAGCTCAAGCAGTCTATCGTAGGACACCTCGAACTCGTCGCCAACTTTCCTGGTGACTTTAGCCCGGATGTCTACGAACTCAATCTTTGAGCGAACTAGTATCATTCTTTAACCTTTCTATACTCCAACTCTTCGTCTATAGCTTTCTTCAAGAACTTCAATAGCTCCGTGTTGTAGCTTCTTAATTCCATCGTTGTCTTAATTTTGTCAATCATTATTTGCCCTCCAGTAAGTCACCAATAAAGGCTATCAATAATAAAATGGCGATAATTACCAATTTGATGGCCGCTGAGATCCATAGTGGTGACAATACCCAAATCCAGTCCCAATAAATCACTCCACATATCTTGAGCACGATAAATACTATCGTCAGTACCGTTCCTAGTTTCATTCTTTACCTCCCAAATACCAGTCAATCCATTTCCTGGCCTCTTCAAATCCTACGGCGAACTCTGCTATGTATCCCCGATCTCTCAGCTCATGTAGTACGTGCGCTTGTTCTAAGATGTGAGTATTAGACACATAGGTGCCGTCTTTTTTGGTGACCCTTACGCCTTCTTTTTTCAGCTCCAGGAACATACCGTTGTGGTTGATTACTTTACGCTCTGGGCCATAGAACTTAGTCTGTGGCTCCGCAATAAACATATCAGGCCAAGCTCTGCGGCCACCATTCTGGCGCTTCTGCTTGGCTGCTTGCCCCATCGTTAGCTTGATACCACTACCAAAGTCGGAGTGGAACATAGCGTGTGGGTATTGTAATCGTATATAGTGAGCTACTTGCTCTTGTAATTGTGCCTCAGTCATTCTTGTCCTTTACTACGGCCGTAAGCCATTCGATATATTCGTCATCATCGTGCGGCTCGAAGAAGTAGTCCATAGCCTTATCGTAGCCCTCTTCCTCACAGATAAGAGCGGTCCTAAGGTAAACAGCTGCTTCATTTGCTAAGCGTTGAGCGATGGCAGTTGTGCTAGTTGGTGCGTCATCGAATCTCTTTTGAGTTTCGTCATAGATCCCTTGCACTACCTGGTTGATTGTTGATAGCTTCATTAGGCCTCCGTCACATCAATTATTGTTATGTCTCCCCCACCTTCAAGGCCGGCTAACCACTTTTCTAAAGCGTTATACTGGCCAGATCTCCACTTCTCATAGGGAACGGTTACTGTGCATACTCGCTCCTTAACTTTCTTACCGGCACTTGGAGATGTGTGCTGGTAGCGTAAATTGTAATTAAATCTATTCATAACCCTCAATCCTTCCACTGTATGCTGTACATGACGTCATCTCGAAGCTGCAGTCCCTCTCTGCAGCCTGAGATAGGTCAATCAAGTCTTGAACGGTTAAATCTTCCCAGTTCAAGATCATTCTTTTGGCTCCAATTCTTCAAACTTAACGGCTGCGTCTTTTTCGAGTTGCTCCTCGATTTTATCGACAGCTTCGGTTTCTTTTTCGTCAATAGTCTTTAGCGTGCGGAGTGCATTGTAGCCTTCCCAGAGGCTCTCTGAAGCCTTTAGAAGCTTGTTTAACCCCTGACGATCTAGCTCCTTGATTATCCTGAATAGGGTCTGGAAGTCACGATCAGCACGTGATATTTCCGGCTCTTTGTTGAATCCAAATAGTCCCATCCTAGAATGCCCCCAAGAATAGTAAGGTTGCTATTAGGATGATAGCTGCACCGGCGATTGCGGCCATTACTGCTGCGAATGTCTCCACTGCGCTATCTTTCTTAATGACTACCACGTCAAAGTTTGGAGTCTTCCTGCGTGTCTGCTTTGCCACAGGCTTTCTCGGAGCTTTTGTAGCGGTATTGTATTTTCTACCACAGAAACGTTTCTTGTATTCTGCAAACGTCTTGCAGCGTTTCATATTGTTGACGGTAGAGGTGCCGTACCCATACCTGTTTACGATCCACTTTGTGGAGTGTTGTTTATTTTGTGCCGACTTCACCCTCATGAAATCGTATTTCTGCATTGTTTTGCCTTTGCCCATTTTGCGTTACCTCGCTTATTATTTGATATGGAGGGCCTGGAATAGCAGACACCAGACCCTCAAGGAATGTTCAAGCCCTCTCAACGAAAGCTTGAACACCCTAGTAGACCTTCTAAGCTTGGGTGGGCAGATTTTGCTTAGAAGATCCGCTAGGCTAGGTGTGCGAACCTAGTCCTAGATTATGAATCACAGCGGAATGTCGAATCGTTTGGAGTGTGTCTAGATATTCGACATCCCAGTAGACCACCAATCTGATCCGTAGGGTAGAAAAACCAAAAATTTTGATTACGGATTGATGTTTATATTGGTTAAAGGGTTGTTAGTTCAAGACTAATTCTAAATTCATAAGAAGAACCCCTACGCCAAAGTGCTATTGGTGATCTACTGGGCCAATGCTAGTCCAAATAGCATTAGTCCATCTCGCAGTTAAAGTACATGGCAGAAAAGGTAGACTGCCAAGGTGTTAGGTCATATTGGTAGTTCTAGGCTTTAGGCCAAGCCCTACCATGTGCCACTGTTCTAGCCGTGGCTCGCTAGCCCACGGAACCGTAGGCGGCGACCTTGCCGAAAAGCTTGAAACAACAAGGATCTTTTTGTGGTACCGGCGAGGATATATGCCGGCAAGTGGCGCAGAGCTAGATTCATAGTGTGGGTGCAATCTATGCTCTGCACTAAGGTTGAGGGAGGCTATTCTGCATTATCTGCCAAATTTACCGCAACGTTCCAAAGGCCATTTGCGCACCACCTCGTTTAAGCCTCTGCGTAGTAGTAAGTTTTAACCTTACCCTCGCCGTTTTTTACACCTTTTCTAGAGGATCTAGCACCACCAATCGCACCAGCTATCTTAGCTAGGTTTGGGTTAGCGGCGAATCCGCCAGTGTGTCCCTTGCGGCCACCCTTGCTCCCTTGAATCTTATAGAAGTCTTTGCCGTAGCGCTTCTTATTGGTTTTGGCGGCTTTTTTACCGCCTGCTATAGTACCGCTCATATTAACCGTTCCTCCTCACGATCAGTTTCTGAACGTGGCCGAAATACTTAACTCGAATCTTCATGTTATTACCTCCGTTTTGTTTTATTTATAATCCGTGTGACATTAAAAGCTCTGCTTCTTGACCGTCAAGCGTTTCTATCTCTCTTAAAAGTTCGTCATCGTCCATGGCTTCAGCTTCCTTAATATACATCTCATGATATTTCTTAGTGTCATTCCAACGATGGCTTAGACTAAGCTTTAGATCAGCGAACCTTTGAACCTTTTTCTTGCGTAGAGTTTTATCCATTTAGACCTCCTCGTCATCCGGCAAGGTATCTAAGCTCTTGGCCTTTTCGATCCATTGGCTAGCTTGGCTTGCAGTTTTACATTGGCTTGCGATCTTCTCGATTTCTTCATCGGACTTGCCGGCGTCACCGAGAAGCTTCTTTAGCAGCCAAATTTGCTTGTCTGTAGGAGCTGCTCCAGTATTTGCGAACTGCTTGTTTGCTACTGGCTTAGCTTGCTCTACTGCGTCATCATCGTCGCAGGCGACTGATTCAGCCATCTGCACTGTGTAGCGTCTTGCATAGGTTAATGCTGCGCCATAAGCTTGGGCTGCATTCATTCCTTTTGCCTCGAACATCACTATCCTTGCGCCAGTCTGCCATTCGTTTGCCTTAGTATCGAAATATTCGATGAACTCTCCAAATTCTGTTGGCTTGACTCGCATTTTAGGGATATTGATGTCTGCTCTTGCTAAGTCTGCTAAGTTAGAATATTTGTATCCGTAGCCGGAGCTTTTATTCTTTACGATTTTACTGTTCTCTACCATCGCAAGCTCCTTCCTCGAATAATATTGTTTCTAAATCTGCATCTTCGCCGTACGTGTCGGCGATGTATTGTTTAATCTTACTCATTTCTCAACCTTTCTTATTATTTGCAAATGTAGTCTCGATCATCACCATAGGATGTACCTTGACTTATCCATGTGCAGTTGTTATTTTTGGCATACTTTGCCAAGTTATGAGCCTGAACCATCCGACAGCCCATAAAAATTATCATAGCGATCGCTAAAACGACCAATAGTTTTTTCATAGTTTTTGTTTCCTTTCGTGGTAATTCCGGCCACGGATTCAGCCACCCATCATAACTAACACTAATAATTCGGAGGAATCATGGTTAAAAAGAAAAAACTTACCTAAAAAAGCACACATTGACAGTAAATATTTCTAAATGAGTAGCTGAATTCGTGGTCGGAACGGTTAATGTGGCTCGTCTGGAGCGTATTGGCTGACCTCACAATAAATTACTTTTAGATCGCTCGAACACTCCAGAGAACCGCTTATTTGTTCTGCAAGATTATCAAATTGTTAAGCATCTCAAACTTTGTTCACCGTAGGCGTTTGTTAATTCTACGGAGCGGGTATTATCACTTGGGTGATGATACTAACCCCGATGGAATTAAAAAAGTCCCATCGATTTCGATAGAACTTGTGTGCTATAATGAGTTTACTGTCTCAGGGTGTAGCTCAGTTGGTAGAGCGCAGCGTTCGGGACGCTGAGGCACTACCTCTGTTTGGTTCTATCTTTTGTTCCTGACGTGTCAATGTGCGTTTGTTACTATCTATGTTAGCACACCAACGTCAAAAAGTCAATACCTTTATGGCTAAATTGTATGGAATTTTTCGTATTTTTGCCGCATATCTGGGTCTTCTATATGGGTGTATATCATAGTAGTGCTAAGGTTAGCGTGGCCTAAGTCTCTTGCTACATATCTAATGTCAGCGCCATTGGCGATCATGTTTGTGGCATGGCCATGTCTAAATGTATGTGGCGTGATGTGCTTGTCCTTAATGCCAGCTTTCCCCACTGCATTCCTTATCAACATCTGTATGGTAGACACTGATACTCTCTCCTTGTAGATATTTGACACTATAAGTGCATTAGACGTGTCATCCCTAGACTGCAGATATTTGCGCATTAGTAGCTCCGTCCGATGATCTATGAAGCAAAGCCTTTCCTTATGCCCTTTGCCTATCACTGTGAACTGTCTGCGGTAAACTGAGCCCCTATTAAGTGACACCAGCTCTGATACTCTGACCCCACTTGCATAGAGCATAGATACTACGAACTTAGTTCGGATATTATTAGTAGAATCTATGATCTTTTGCACCTCTTTTGGTGTAACGTATTGGGCTGTGACTGGTATCCTTTGTGGCACTGGTATCAGTGACGGGTTCACGCCTACGTCTTCGCCCCTTAAAAGCATATATCTGAGAACTTGTCGCAGCTCTGCAATGTACTTGCCTATGGTGTTCTGGCAGCGTCCATGGCTTAAGTCTGTCATCCAATAGGCCACATCTTCCATTTTCAGGTTTTTAATGTCCTTATTGCGCAACACCTTAGCGATGTTATTTCTGCAATATGTGTAGTGTTTTATGTTGCTCTTTGAGCATTGCTCAAGTTTAAGTTTTTCGTTGATGTAAATATCGAATGCTTCTGATAGCTTCATTCTAACTCCTCCCCACCTCTTAAATATTATCAAGTGGGGAAGGTGAACTATCTATTGAACATTTCGTTGTTGATACACTTAATGAAACACCTTGCCGGAGATTTTCTAGCCTTTGTAGCGTAATCCACAAGGCTCCAGAACCTCTCCCCTGGTATATAGTTGGCTCCTCTAGCAACAGCTGGCCTCCACTCATCGCTAATGCCTAGCTTCTTCATTGCAGTGTTGATCATGTAGTCTCTTTCTTTAACATTCAAATGATTAGTCCCTTTCAATTGATTCATTTGATTATCATTTGATGATTTCTTTAGAAATCTTTCATTTGAAGTCATTTGATTCATTTGATAGCGCCTGTTCCCCATAAATACCTCCTTTTTATTAGCCGTCAAAATGTAGACTCCGCACTTAGTCTAGTTGGCGGTTTAGTCCGAGCAAGCCATTGTAGTGCGCACAAAAGCCTACTCAGAAAATTAGTTGAATTATTTGTCAAACAGAGTTTTGAGCGACAAAACCCCGATTGTAGTCGGGGTTAGTATCATCATCCAAGTACCTTCATTGTAGCAAACTTGGGCGAATTTGTCAATACCTAGGCCTTAGATCGCTCAGATTTTAGCCATTCGACATCTTTTTTGATAGACATCTGTCGTTCAGCAATGATCGCAATATCCTTACTCGTCTCTGCGAACTTTTGGGCGTAGCCATTGTGGCTGTCTAAGCGCTTCTTAACCTCTACGAGCTCAGAGCGGACCTCTTCTAGGCTGTCTTGCTGTTTTTGCTCGTGTGCGGCCATCTTGACGTCGTTCTCACGGCTTTTAGTGCGAGAAATCATAGACTGGCAAATGATAGAGCCTATGACCGACATTAAGCCTACAATGACCGCATCAGACATCTTATGCCCCCTTCTTGTCGTGGACGACTTTGCTAATACCAAATACTGTACCTAGGAATAGGCCGATAGTATCGAGTGTTAGGCTGATTTGCTCGGCTGGAATGTTCCACTGCCAGATATTAGCTAGAGTGGTGATCAGAATGCCTGTAGCTGGCAATAGGATTGCGATTGTCCAGCGGATGATTTCGTAAACTTTCTTGTTTAACATTTATTTCTCCTTTCTAGTAAATAGATTTATAAAGAACTCGCCTAATGCGTGGATAAAGCGGATAAACCAATTCGGGGTGTCGTCTCCTGGGTCTGGTGTAGGTTCTGGAGTTGGCTCTGGTTCTGGCTCAGGGGTAGGTTCTGGCTGAGGTTCTGGTGTTGGTTCAGGCTCAGGTGTAGGCTCAGGCTGAGGCTCTGGCTCTGGAGCTGGTTGCAATAGATCAGCGTAGAGCACGCCATTATTTACGTCATGTTCTTTGGAATACTGAGTGCGGACCCACTTGTCATCGTCTGTTTTTTGCACAAAAGTAAAATCACCGTCAAGGTGCTTGATAACATTGCCCGTAGGGATGTCTACGAGGTCCGTTCCGCCGTCTTTAATGCGCAAAGTGGTTTCCGGTACGTCTACCCAGTTCAAGGCCGGTTTTGGTGGCTCTGGTGGAATTGGTGGAAAATTGATGTCATTAGCACGATCTGCGATGTATTGCAAGCGAGAATATAGGTAGTCGCCCGGACAGTATGTAGCTGCGCCCTGCCAGTCTCTATGTCCAGATAGCTTAGGGCAGTCTTCGCTAGGGTTAATGTATAGACGGCCTAGATTGTATCTCTTGGCTACGTCTGCTACTAATCTGATAAGAGTTTCCAGAGTGTCATCAGCTACTGGGTAATCACCGCCAAGCGATGAGTTGACGGTCTCGATGCCG